CATAGAAATATTGAGGGGGTAGTTTTAAATCCTCGTTGTATAAATTATCTTCGCCATCTCGTTTGGAGGCATTGCCCATTTGAAATAAGACACCAGCGTTAGAACCACCCATAGAATAATCTGAACCCCGACCATCTACGGGGCTGTATGCATAAAGAGTAGCATAACGGCGGTCGATTTGATTAAGTTCATCGGCAATATGACGATTGTATTGATTATCGTAAGGCATTGTTTATTATATAATGACATATTAAAATTAATTAAATAATTGATATTTAATTGATTAACAAGGGATTAACACTCGAGAACAGTAGCGATTTGAGAAGCAACTACTTCGTTCTGCCAATACACTGTATATATAGATAAATCTAAATTAGTGCTTGAGCGTAGGGTTAAAACGGGGATAAAACCATCTGCTGTGTTGTTAACAGTTGGGAGAGAGGAAAGGTATGGTTGACCAACAGTACCAAGAGGGGTTGTTCTAACAATACCAACAATTTTCGAAGATTGTTGATAAAAGTCCTTGAGGTTCGAAGCGAGATATGTTGCGGACACGTTGGTAGTAGAAATTGTTCCCCCAACCATCGCAGGGAATGTGTAGCTATAAAGGGGAGAAGAAATGCTCGAAGATTCTAATTGAGACATATTTGATTTTATTAATAGTGAGATATTTTTTTGCCTATAGCAAATAAGGATAATTTATTTTAGCTTTTTATTAAGTTAAAATATATTGTTTTATCCTAAGGATTGCTCGCAAATCGAAGATTTGAGCGAGACTTATCGTTTTACTTATGCATTAATCTATCGGCGAGTTTCATACGACCACCTGAAGCACCACCGCCCGAAGCACCACCGCCCGACACACCACAGCCCATAGCACCACCTGAAGCACCATAGCCCATCGCACCAAGAGCAGAAGCTACACCTTTAGCAACTGGGTGTTCTGATTTACCAAGGTGTTCTTTGCCCATCTTCAAAAGATGAGGTAGAACGTGACCAGCAACCGACTTAAGAGAATCGAGGAAACCACCACCAACCATACGTTTAACAGACGATTGAAAGACGGCTGGTTGAGCAGACGCTTCGAGAACATCTTGCTTAGTGAGGATACCAGTGTAGGTAGAACTCGTTCCTCGTTCATTTACAAAAATTCCGCTGTTCATCGTAATCACTACGATTTCAGGAGTAACAGCGTAAGGCAACTGGTTAGCAACTTGAAGGTTGATTTGAAGGTTAAAGTTGCCGAGACTACCCGCTGCATAGTAGTCTTCTGTTAGTTGAATGTCCTTACCAAATTCAAGAATGAGGAGAGAACCACTCATAGGGATTTTACGACCTAGACCAGTAACAGCATCTGGAACATTAGCAAAACCGCTGAACTCTTGAAACGATTGATTCGAACCGTTTTCCACTGAGTAGCGAAACAAGTCTTGTTGAGTAGCTGATGCTAGGATACCAGATTGGTTGTTAAAGTTGATGCTAATACCTTTGATTACTAAGAAAGCATCGGGTTGACCCCACGCAGTAGTTGAGAGTGGATTTCTAACTTGAATAATTAGTTTATCGGGAATTTGGTTAAGCTGAAGGGACGAGGTATTCACTGTTTTTACGGCTGGACCATCTACAATATTCGATGCCGAAGGAACATAGGAACCGAATGATGGTAAGTTCGAAGTAATGAAACGAGGAAGTTCATAGTAAGGAACAGCATTGCGAGCTGGTAAAAGGTCGGAGGGGTGGGGTGTTAGGAAGTTGAATAGGAGTTGAGTATTTGAGAAACTTACAACACTGGCTGACGACACGAAGGTAGTTCCGTACGGGGTATTACCTGATGTAGCGGTGTTGTTAGCGGAACGCCAGACACGAGTAGCATCGCCTATGTTGAAGACCATATTCATATTCTGGACACCGTAGAAACCTTGGTTGTTGGTTTTGGGGTCTGCAAAAATAAATGGCGAAATTAATAATGGCTCGGCAACAGTGAATTGTACATAGATATCTTGGGTTACACCATTGACGTTAGCGACGGGGGCAACTAGAGGGTTGGATAAAGCACCCCCTAAGAGAGTAGTAGAGATACCGTCGAGTTGAAAAGCACCACGGGGATACAAGTCGTTATCGGCGGAGTTAGCAATCGAACCTAGAGAGTTTAACAGAGCACCAACGGCATCGCTGTATTGGGCAAAGTTATCGGGCATAACGGGTGTGTAGCCGTTGTATCGTTGTAATTCACGACGGTCATTGAAGCGAAGGATAGCTGGTAATACGTCGCGAATGTTAATAGAAACACTGTTGTTGTTTATCGTGGCGGTCATAACACTAGCCAATTGGTGTAGGGGAAATGCTGATAGAGCATCGGTTACACCATAGTTAATCGGTAATTGACCAGCATTGAGAGCAGTACCTAGAACTGATAGTTTTAACAAAACAGTTGATTTCCATAGGATACGGCGGTCGATGATAGTTTGCTCGCTAGGTACTTGGATATTAAAAGTAACTGAACTAGCAGATTGCGAGATAGCATTGAATTGTGCCGACGTCATATTCTGTCCACCTTTGTGTACGGCATATGAAACAGCATCGGTGACGTTGAGTCGGTCGTCTTTTACTAATACTTTATTAAAGTCCTGTGACATATTCTTTTTACTTTATACACACATAAAAATTCTAGAAAGGTAGTTTAACATCTCTATAATTTTTTATACTATCTTCTTTTGCTTAAGTCTTTTGGAATGGTTATCGAGTTTTTTCGGGGTTTTTCAGGGTTTGCCTTATTCAGCTTCAAACACATTACCAAAATTTTTTCTTCTAAACATAAGCTTCAACGAGCCAGAACAGCCTGAACCGACCAAGAAGGGGTGTAGAAGACCATACTGGTCTTTCCAGAATACTTGGATATCAACTTGATTTGCAGGCGAAGTACCATACAAATCTACCAAGCGGTATTCACCATTAGGTACGTAGGATATATCGGGAACGTATTGGTTTAGTGCTGAAAAGGGAACGATAAAATCAGTCACTACTGGAAAGATGTTCGCATTAGACCCTATTACTGATTGAGTAGGGGCTGTACCATTTAGAATCAATGGCTGACCTACGTTTTCCATTACTACTGGAAGTATTGTAGAAGTGAAAACAATCGATTGAACTGGATTGAGTAGAGAAGCAGTTTGATGGTCTTGATAGATTTGTATTCCTGTGTATCCATTAGTTATACTAGGAGGGAAAACACTATAGTTCTGAACGATAAAGAAACCTGCACCAGCCGATGTGTTAAATATTAGATACGAGTATAAATTGCTGTCAGCAGGGACATCTGGATAGCTATAGGGAAAGGAATCCAATAATGTAGATAGAGGTTGATTAAACGAAATAAAAATGATATTCTTCGCTGCACCACTAGACTGACCGAAACCAGTATCATCTGCTGTAATGATTGCGATATCTTCAGCACTATTCCAAGAGACAAATGGCGGTGCGTAATTGGTTACGGTAGAGCCAGTCATCGGTAATGCACCAGCAGACGTAGCATATACTTTTCCCGACAGACCCCAGAAAGCATTAGTCATTGCTTGATTTACTTGGTTTATCCATACTTCATAGTTATATACGTAATAGTATTGACTTGTGATATCTTCTAAAGATAATGCTTGTAAATTAGCAGGATTCCATTGGGGTTCTGGTTGGGTCAAATCATTCGGTTGAAATGTGATAGGTTGAGTATAAGAGTAAGCTACAGCTAAAGGACTCGTATAATTCATAGTCATTACGTAAGGAGTAATGTTATAGTAATCGCCTTGTGGTAAAAAGAAACCACCACCTGTATAAGATTGTAGTTGAACACCCGTTAGTAGAGGAGCGTTTGCGGTGATAGTATTTAGCGTAACAGTTTTGATTGTGTATCTAGCGTTGTATTGACCCGAATTATTTACAAATATAATATCGTTAGGTAAATACACAGTCGTTAAGTCGGGCAGAGAGCCTAAACCACCAGTACCATTGTATGTAATGGTCACTTCACCAGTAATAGAGGAATAAACAATATTAGCAACGGGGAGTTTAGCGAATGAAACTGTTTGAGTTCCACCACGAATGAAATTACCACCATTGCCTGGGTACAAATTTGGAGTACCAGTAGCAATTGGATTTACTAATGTCAAAAACGTATTTTGTCCAGATACATTTGTACCAACGGCAGTCACTCTATAGTATTGTTGAGCGACGGCACTCGCATCATCGACTAAAGGATTGTTGTTGTTATTAGCTAAATAAACAACTGTTCCTACGGGGTAAGATACATTCGTATAAAGTGTAATAGTAAAAGGAAGATTAGCATTAGCACCAGCCATTACTGAAATAGGATATGTTCCGCCAAAGTTGTTATTGGTGTTGAGATTTACTTGGGGAATGAAAACGGGTAGTGTAGGTGTTTGTAGATTAAATCTAACTATGCTCATATAGTAGTCTTGAGGCGATAAGAGAAAAGCATTACTACGAGTCTCTTTGTATTGAAACCTTACTGGTTGAGCTGGAAAAGATGAATCGTTATTGATTAAGTTACAGTCGTAATATATATGGTAAGGTTGTGTTCCACTATGATTCTCATTGAAGCGTTGTACGGACATCTTGCTTTTATTAATACACAATAATATAAAATTGATTCGGTTTTAATCAGTATGATTAAAACGATGTGGAAGATAATTACTTCTCACCCTAATTACGAAGTATCGACAGAAGGTCAAGTTCGTAATATCAAAACACAACGGATTCTAAAAGGTAGTAAGCATACCTCGGGGTATTTACAAGTCCCATTGTATCCTAATTATAAGACCTTTAGAATACACACACTTGTTGCTAACGCATTCCTTGAAAAAGAAGAAGGAGAGATAGACCACATAGATAGAGATAAAACAAATAACAATGTGAATAACTTGCGATGGGTATTAAAATCAGAGAATGCATTGAATAAAGACTATAGAATAGTAAAGACAGATGGATTACATAACATTTGTCAAATAACGAATAAAGGAGGGAGTATTGTATACAAGGTGCGTTTCGCTTATAACTATACAATTCACGTGGAGAAGAGATTTAAAACAGTACAGGAAGCAATTGATTACCGAGATGAATATATTAAAAATAATCCACGTTAATTAGACCCACATACGCCGAACCTAGATATTTACCTGTATATATCTTGATTATATCTGACTCTAGTAGCCTCTATAGCGGATTACTAGATAATTACATATAAATATATCATAATAATTTTAAAATTATTCATTGGAAGTATATAGTAAGTATCTTATTTCGCACCTAATAGCACATAATAGCACCTAGAATCACTATTTTAACATATTTACAGGTAAATATCAACATTTCGCCCCTATAGCACCTAGTAGTTTGTTGGTAAATAATTCATAAATCCAGCTTGAGGTAGTTTTCGTAGAATAAAGAAGAAATATCTACCTCTCCATTTTTTTATACTACATACTACTATCTTTGTCATAGTCCAACCTCGTTCTAAAAGAAGAGCTTGTCGCCTTGGTGTCAATGTAGAAAAACATCTATCATTTCCTAGAAAGGCGATACCCTTTTTGGCTCGTGTAGAAAAGTAATCTAATAAAAACCAAAAAGCATTAACTCGTTTTCCATTCGTTTCTAGCCTAAACGGTGGATTAGAAATAACCCAGTCATAATCTGTAAGAGTAGTATAATCTATACCTTGTTCTAATTCAGCCCATTTAGTAGTAACGTAATCTGGAAAATTATCGAAGAAAGCACCTTCCCCTCTAAACGGTTCTGCTACAATATCTCCTTCCTCAAGATGTACAAAATCCATCAAATCCCTCGCACACTCGAAAGGTGTTTGATGAAACATATAAACTTCTTTATCCATTTTACTATGGGCTAGATTTTATTTCCATTTTTACCCATACAAAGTAATAGAACCCCTACACCAAAAGGTGTAGGGGTTAGTATAGTATAGTTTATGCGGGGTAAGTATCTATTTAGTGTGAAAACATATCTCAAACACATCGTATAATTTTGTTCCTTTTCCAGTGGTCATTGACTCAATAAAGTATTCATAATCTTTGGTGTCGTTATGATGCTTTTCTCCTTTTTTAAGTTTGTGATTGTTCCTATGAAATACACACAGTTTAACCAAATGAATTGCTACTTTGTTCTTCAACTCCTCGTCTTCTATTCCGAGAATTTTACAGGCATCGAGGTTTCCATTCTTATTCCATTTGAACAACACTTTGATATGACACTGATTTAGTTTGTTCTCGATTAGGGGGCAAAAGGGGCAGTCGCATTCAGTAGTCATCTTGTAGTGTCTAGATGTGTTTGTATAGGGACAAATATAAGCAATTTCAATTTTATAAATTTTGGCTAGATTATCGTACAAAGTAATAGTACCCTACACCAAAAGGTGTAGAGGTTAATTATTCGTATAGTTTAGTTCAGAACTGTGATGAACTAAGTCCATCATAATATGATTAACAATTAGTCCTTTGAAGTTTTTAATCTTCGTGTGTTTCGCAAAGTATTCTGCACCGTCATACACGTGAATAACAAGTTCCATCGCTTTATTCAGTCCTCCATAATGTTGAATCGCATCGACCCAGAAACACCCCTCCACTTCCAATGAAAAAGCTTCATCATACATCTCGGCTTGTTTTTCAACCATATCAATGAACTTCACGTCTCCCGTGAAGTCGAATATCGCACTATACCATTGTTTTTTGTTCTGGTAGGTTCTACCCTCTTCTAAAGCACTTCGCACTTCTATCGCCAAGGATTGAACCACCATATCAATCTCATCGATTCTAGATTCGCACATTGTAGTATGTAGATGTGTTTGTATAGGGACAAATATAAGCAATTTCAATTTTATTTTTTTTACTCGATTATTTTACCCCTAAGGAGGTCGCAGTCTGCGACTGACTTATGTACAACTCGGTCGTAGGTAACACTAGCCATATTAGGCTTATCCTTTTCAAATGTGTAGGCTTCAGCCATTCCGTACCAGTTATACACTTTTGTAATGTAGATACTAGTAAGACCGTAGCCAGCTTTATTAAACATCTCTATTCGTCTAGGGGTCATTGCCCCGTGCAATAGCAAATACGAGATGACACGAGGCTGTAGTTCAGTTGATTTCTCGAATACCTTGTCT